TGACCCAACACGGGAAAAACACATGATGCAAAAAGAACGATGAAAAGTCAAAGAACTATAAAAAATATCGGAATAAAAGATCTCATGGTGAGTTTTTTATATATAAATTCATTCAATAAATTCAAGTTAATCAAAAAAATCGCTTTCATTATAATCAAAATTAATATTATTGTCATATTTCAATAACTCTAAGTCCATATTGTTCATGCCTATCAAACACCGAGTCACCGTCGCTCCTATTGTAGATGTGTAAATAGGATAAATTCTTTTTGATATAATATTCTTGAAATGTTTTTTATCAAAACTGAGATAAATGTACCTTTCTTCTGTTGATATACATACATTTATAGGATTCACATTTAATGAATTTGACATATATATTGGAAAATTATCATCTTCATCAATTCCGACGAAACAAAGTATTCCAGATAATACAGCGATTAATTTCGAAAGAGCTTGATCTGATGGAATTTCATTTTCAGATAGGTTGTCAAATAAGCACTTTTCTGCGATTATTTTAAAACCTTTCTTATAATCATCATTTATCAACAAAGATGATACAACCTTAGACATTGTAAAATTCAAATTTAGACCTTTCATGAGATTAGCAAATTTAAAAATATATTTTTCAGACAAAGATTGTGGGACTTTTCTATATAACTTTAAATCTTTTACATACTTTGCTCTTTTTAATTCTTCATTTACAGTTCTTTTTGACAAATTAAATGCGTCAATACTCTCAACCATATCGCAATTTGATATGTTTATGTTCTTCTCTGTTATGATTAAATAGAATTCTGTAGTGAAATCTCTAGAAAAAACTGATTGTATTCCATATATATTATCACTGGTCTCTTTATACAATATATCAAATACATTTTTTGCAATGCCAGTGTAACATTTTATTATGCACACTCCTTTATCATCCATAATCTTTCTTTTATTCTGTATCATCTTTTTGTATATATCTAAAAATTCATTTTCTTCTCTCGCTTGAGCATCAATTATCATCAAATCAAATTTCATCCTTGTAGTATAAGATGACAGACATCTCCAACATTGGTCTGTGCTCAAATCTGACGGTTCAGTCCAGCTATAATCTAAATTCACACATCTTGTTTTGTACTTCACTGGCAGCGATGAAATCGCCTGAGGTGCTCCTGGATTACCTCCTTTTAGAGTTTCAGACCCAACCTCTAAAAGTGTATTAAAAACCAATTCTATGTTTTCATATTTTCTTAGTAATAAAGATGACATCCCTCCTGATCCATCACCTCCTACTAATGCAAATCTGGGGTTCAATTTTAGATTGTTCAATATATCATTTAATTTGTAATGTGCAGAAGTTGCGAATCTTAGAGGTTTTAAAGATTGCAACATATGCGTCTCATTTCCTTTATGTTTTTTGGAATTTTGAACGTTAGTGAGATTTAATTTCATAAATTTTGGTTTCTCTGCTATTCTAGAATCATTATATACTTCTCTTGGATATTCTCTCTTGAACTTATCTAAATTCTCGGCATGTGTTTTTAATTCAGATGTCGATAAAAACATCTTATTGCTTATATTATTAAAACTTCTGAGATCTACATTCCCGATAAGACATTGCTTCAATAGATTAAATAATTTTTGTCTACTATAATTTTCACAATTATCTTTCAAATTGCTTACCACCTCAGCACCTATGACAATAACTTTCTTGATGATGTCATTATTGTAATCATTGTATATTATTGGATCTCTCAATATATAAGATTTAACATTCATAAGAGTATTATGTGAATTAATCAATGATTCAGTTAATATAATTGACATTTTTTCTGATAGATCTGAATTTTTGGCTGGATAATTAACAGACATCTGACTTGTCTTATAGGTCATATATTCATCTATATTACTCAATCTCAATCTAGCACACAAGTCTTGATCTGATACCAACATATTTATCATACTTTTATAACGATTGTAATATTTTTCATACACTCTCCCTTCATTTATAAAAGATGGATGTTGTAATAATGTATAACCGCTTATTAAAGCAATTCCAACTTTAAGACCCTTGAACCACTGGTGTGGATCCAATTTCATCATCACTCCCATGGACAATACATCGGACATATGGAAATCATCACTCAAATTATAAGACCTAGCGAGAGAAGCGATACTTTGATGTAATCCAATAGAGAACGAACCATTCATTGGGCATTGATCAATATAAGGAAACAATTCGCTATAAACATCTTCTTTAATTACTATTTCAGATTTTATTATTGAATTTAACCAAAATTTCTTCGATATCGTATGAGGCGCATATATCATTTTACTGTTCAATTTGAGATCAGACAAAGGGCGTATACACTTTTTACAAGATATACTCAAACCAAATGAACTAACCGAATTTACTTCTTTTACTATATGCGCACCTAGAGTCTCTGCATAAATCAAAGAAGCTTGGAACATGAAATCGTAATTTCTGTCTGATAAATCATTCATATTATCTGAAGTCACTGTAAACCAAGATAAGACATTAGGAGATATGTTGCAAAACCCTCCACTATCTTGTCGACTAGATCTATATCTATGTTGTGCTGTACCAGTCCTCAATTTCTTATTCCCAGATTCGGTCTCTCCCATATCTAATCCAGTTACATAATTAAGGTTATTCATTATACTTTTAGATAAATTTGACCCTCTTTCTACTGTCCAGTTTATATTCTTTCTTAATTGCGCAGCGCCTTTGAATAATGGATTCGTCAATTCCTTCTCCCAAGACTGGTAAGCCCCAGAACTCTCTTTAGTATTAGATCCTAAATAAGGTTTATTTGGTCCATGAAAATTTATATCTAAATTAATTTTTGGAGATATCAAACAGGTCATAAGGTCCTTGTTATTTTCGACTGCTGATCGTACATCTGAAACAAAATGATCATGATATTCATATGGATGAGGTATAGTTGCTCCTACTACATGTGTACCCCAAGATAAAAGTCGTAGATGATCTGCATGAGTACTAGAACAATCCCATTGTTTCCCTACATTATTGCAATCGTTCACCGACCTTAACATCTGTTCTCTTTCCCAACTTATAGACAAATCAATAATTTTACCTTCAAATTCTTGGCTAAACATCGATCTAATAGTTTTGGAATTTTCTACAAGTCCCACTATTCCATCAATATATCCACATGCAGAAGATTGTTTGAAATCAGATATGAATCTTGGAAAACATGGAGTGACACCTTGTAAAAATGTCAAAATATAAAATTCTTGCTTCTTTGAATTTTTTAATGCGTTATGCAATAATTTATTTTTAATATTAGGTAAATGATTTATTAAAGATTTTTTGACTTGACTTCTAATTAGAATGGAGATATCACCACTTTTTACTATATTCAAACATGTTGGATCTTCAGCTAACTTGTTAATAGATGCACGATTCAAAGGTCTTTGAGTAGGATTTCCCATGAAATTCATGATTTTCTTTATAGATGAAACAGATGTAGTATCATGCATTTTCTTATAAAAAACTAAAGTCTCAGTTATAGGATCAGGAAAACGTCTTATTAAAAATCTTGTAAGAGCCATTCCTGTGTTTCCTCCAAGGCATTTGTCATGATACAACCATCGTATCAATGGATCCATATTCAATATCTGATTCGTCATACCTTGACAAGATACAGCATTCCATTTCTTTATTATGTTTAATATAAATATTCCAAATATAGCCTGATAATAAACAGCACATCTCACAGATGAATCTCTCTGACAAATTGATAAAGCCATAGAATTTACTGAAGACATTATATTTGCAGAAGTGGGTAATTGATCGTTTGTTATACCAGACAATCTATTCGCCATCTTAGTTTCTAAATTAAGTATATTTCCCTTATATACAGGTATCTTTCCATACACAGTAAAATTAGCAGACTGAACCGTTTCATCTTGATTTATTATTAAACCTATCTTGTCTGCAGCTTTTAATATGCTCGACATTAGATACTCATTATTTTGATAAATTTTCTTCAGTTCATTATCTAGGTCTGAATCATTTATGTCTGACGGAACTTTATATTTGCAAAACACTACCTGGTTGTCCCCTTGAGCTAATATATCTACTTCAGTGTTGCGTTTCTTAGCCTCCCTCAAAAGACACAAAATTCCTACTAATGACCAACCTTTTTGTCTTATACCCTCAAACCCTCCTGGTTGCCCTTCCCAATAAAATTGAGAATCTTTTCCAAAAAATTCAGGTCTCTCAGGATAATACACAACGCATTTTTTGAATATTTCGTGAGACAATCTAAAGAAATTAGTGAGACCATACATTTTATCTAACACAGAGAACACAGGTCCAACTGCTTCGTCTCTTTGATGATTGTTCCATTTTGTATAATCAATGTGATTAGCATAAGTTATTTTGGAATAATCTGACCCTCTTTGTCCTGATGTTCTATCTAACATTTTTTCCATTACTTCAATAAACCCATCTGCCATTGTTAAACCCTTGTAAAAAGGTATTATATCTTTCTTAATTAAGTGTTCACTTATTACAAAATATACTCTCAATTTCCAAGTCATTAGAGTGAAAAACCGTCCAAATCTCTTTAATTCTCTCTCTTTGGCTTTTAATCCAATTAATAAATCATCTGCTGTAAATCCATTTGCGTCTATTTCATTGATAAATTTGCTAATGTCGATTCTGTCTTCTTTTAAATAAGTCCTCAACAGTCTCTCTGTTGGTATTGGATTTCTTTTATCTCTAGAAGCTATCTTTTTTACTTCTTTCAAATTTTTGGAATGCGTTTTATCAGCAAATAGATCACTATCAGATATATCTTCAGGAACCTCTAGGATACGCTCTATATCTAATTCGTGCCAATGACCTTCTAATAATTTCTTTGATTTTAGTGATATCCATGAATTATTCAATAACTCTTCAGTTCCTGGGATAGATCTATTATGTTCATTATCTATTACATTCCATTTTTTATTCTTTTTATAAAAATTTATTAGCATATCTCTCATTAAATCATTCGCCAAAAGAGAGCAATATTTCTTGTCAATATTCGGTTTCTCCATCCTTACTTGCTCTTTTAACTTACCCAGACCTATCTCATATTCAATGAACGGATGTCCCCATAAACGAAAAGATCCATAGAATGCTGTTATATCATATATATTTGATTTAGAATATACAATATCCCGTACATTTTGTACAAATCTATTAGATATAATATCATCTGTCTCAACTTTAGATTGTATATAATTGGTGTAATTGTCAGGTTGTATAATCCTAGGTCTAGTCTTATTTGCTATAGAACTCATTTGTTCTATGCAAATTGGTTCTAAAACAGATATTGAGTCAAACCCTGCATTACCCTTTTTCAACAAAAATTTATCTCCAATAACAAATAATCGTATTAAATCTTTCATGCAACTCTCAGAATATCTACCTTCTAAATTTAATGCAATTAATAATAGAGTATTAAGACGGCCTATCAATATATCTTTTATCATTAACATCATATTATAGTCGTATAATACCTTATTCTTAGTGTCTATAAAGATACTATCTGTCAATAAACCGACCCAATTGTAAGTTTTAATTCTATAAGATCCTCCTATTAGACGTTCGAACTCATATTTATCAGAATAATTTTTAACGGTTAACCGATTTCTATTAGACATCACTTCTATTATCAAATTAATCTCTAAGAATTTATCTAATAAAATACTTAATGCATCATGTTTATCAAAGATAGAATTCAAATCAAAAGCTAGAGGTTTGCTTAGTATTGATTTCAAAAATTTGTCCGGAATTTCTTTCACACTATCGATTTCTGTTATCCATGTATTCAAAAACTCTTTATAATCATTAGATTTAACATCAGACAATAAAAACGTTCTCATTGCTCTGTATGTTTCATTGATATCTCCAAGTTTTATATTTTTTGGAAGAATATTTTTAATTTCATTATATGCTAACATTGTCCTATTTAAATGGTGAATTGGACTTATACCATTGTTCACCAAGTTTACTATGTTATTAAGCACATCAGGCATTATAGGTGAATTAAGATTAAAATCAGAATTTATGATTACTCTATTTTTGTCTTGTTTTACCCTTTTACTCATACGATTAGCATCATCATCATCGTCTATTTCCTCATATTCCACTTCCTCCCAACTATCATCAATCATATCATACATCTCATCAATACTTAAGTCTTCCATTTTATTGTATTTCTTTTGAGTTTTTTATATATATTAAAATTAAATTAATTTGCTAAAATAATCATCTTTTTTGACATTTACATTTTTAACTATTATATCTAGCTTCTTTATACTTTCACATAGAATATCTCTTAACGAGTTAGTCTTTAAAATATAAAATATCAGAGTGATAGACAACACTGACAATACTATCAAAATCAGTATATCAATAATCTCCATTTTTTTATTTCTTTTACAAATCTTTTTGAGTTTTTTATATGTTAATTATGATAAAAATATAATAACCTTGAATTTATTCACCATGTTCCCATCTTAATATCGCTTTCTCTCCTCCTTTTATTTTTCCTTCTTTTTACGAGCCTTTTAATCAGAATAAATACTATCAATAAAATTATAACTGATTCTGCAATCCAAGGTAACATCATATATAATCCAGTTAATAATGTATTTTGAGTTTTATAAATTGTAGTAGTTTCATCATAATATTGGTTGTACACATTATCATAAACATATATCCCATTTTTGATTTCTTCATGATGTTTTATCAACTGATTGAAATCTATTTCTATACTAGTTTTATTTGTCAACGGTCTCATTATTCCATTATAAGTACACTTGGTCTCTAATCCACATTCTATCCAATGTTCAGTCCCATTCAATGTATCTAAATTTACCATCCCATATCTTCCGATTGCCATTTCCAATGTTTTATTGCTATTTATTCGATATACATGATGAATCCCCATAGTTTGTGGCATAAATTTCATTAATTGCTGATAGTTGAATCTTTTAGCACTTATTAATTCCATTCTATTTTCTTCACATTCTTTGTAAAAATTGTCAACTTTAACCATGTCTGATTTTGAAGGAGTACTCACTTCATCAATGCAAGTTTTGATATCTACTTTAGGTGGTAACTTAAAAAATATTCTATCTTTAGTAGTTGCTAATGATAATCCACAAAAGTTTATTTTACATACATTGTCAACTGAGTAGATCTTTCCATTCACAGATATAAATTTATCTTTCTCTTTTTCGTAAATTTTGATCTTTAAATCACTAGATCCATGTTCTTCATAATGATCACACTCCATTTTCTTCTCATTATTTTGTGCGATCCAATAACCTCTATTATTTTTGTATTTGTAAACATTATCAACTTTGCTCTCAAATATATCATGATAATTAATCACTTCGTTTGTTGTTGGGTTAAACAGATAAGTTCTAGATTGAGACAATGACTCCTCTCTGCTTACATAATGATAATCATTATTAAATATTCCGCTGATGCATTCTGGTTCTGGATATTTTAGCACTTTATTAGATAAATTTTGACAAGTTCTATTGTCTATTGGTATCATTTCCATTTCATTTATTATATCGTTTTTAGCAAAGAAATGAAATTTACATCCTGTTTTCATCCTAACTTTTGTACAATCGTATCCAGATAATGAGAATACATCGAGAGCTCCCTCTTTTAATACATATTCTTTAGTTTTATATTCATGTAACATATTAAGCCCTTCTAAATCATGATCTATCACATTATCCGGAGGACATATTAATTCATGAAAATTAATCAATTTGAATGAAGTTAATAATACAACTGGTAAAATCACGTGCATTTTATATAAATCTTGATGCTCTATTTAGTTTGAAATTAATACTGATTCTTTTATGTTTTGAGTTTTTTATATAATTCAATTGATAAAGTCAAAAATTACAGATCTTGTACTTTTTTCAAAAATCTAATAATAGACTTGTATTTGTCGCCATATACTTTTTGCAACAATTTATCTTGTTTAGATGATACTAAAGATGCAGCTAAATGATTTCTAGCAGGTTTTATTTTCATCCTGAAGATTCCCGTGTACTCTCCATTTTTATCATAAACCGTGATTTTATCATTGTAAGCCGCTATGTTCTCTAGATGATTGAAAGACCATTCTTTCAAAACTGGAAAAGCAACCCTCCTGGATATATAATCTTGAGAATAATCATCTCCGATAGAATATTCTTTATTCATAATTGCACTATATATTATATACTGATATATAGCCAAATACTTATATGGTCCACTATAACAATCTTCCACAAACAGATCTTTTACATCTTCTATTTTAATCTTACTATCAAGATGTAATAGAAATTTTACATCAAATTTTTCTACCTTGTATTCATCTATTTCTTTGCATCTTAAATCGGGTTCTTCAGGCTTACTGCTAAATATTCTCATCACTGACGTCATCTTAATATTTGAATCTTTATTTTCGTTTTTGTCAATATTCAATTTATATGTTTTTGAGTTTTTTATATTAATTTATGTTAATCTAATTGATATTTATGCATTACTTTAATTGCTCCTCCAATCTATTTATAACAGCTTTATACATTTTAGAAGGATTATCTTTTAATAACTTCAACAATGCGTTATCGTCCTTTTCTACTTCTCTGATTTTTGCTGCGATATCAGATAAACTTAAATTATTATTATTATTAGATGTGATCAATATCTCAAGATCTCTTCTCTTTATATTGTAAAACCCTGAGTATTCTTTCTTTATTTTCCAAGTGTTTGAATCTGGATCATAGCAAGAAGGCTTTTGATTGTATTCCTCAACTGTATCATCTGGGGTGAGGTATGCAATTTGTTTTGTAAATAAATCATTTTTTGGACACAACTCAATCGGAGGAGCTGTGGGCTCTTGTCCTTCACAAATTATCTTGCCCTCTTTAACCAAAAATTTCAAATTCAATCCTCGATTTGTTAATTCTTGATTTACAAATTTCAATACATCTGAAGCTCTGATTTTGGTTGGTCTTTTTTCAACATATGCAGGTGGTAAATCTTTAACTGTTTCTGTGAGACTGGCCTCCTTAAATGTTACTTTTTGATCCTTCTTTTCTTTCATAAGTGGATCCATAAATTCAGATTCTAAATCATCATCGTCTACCTTATAGGGGTCCAAATCATTTGACATTCCTATTTTTTTCAAGTTCTTCAATCCTCTTGAAATCCTTGATTCTCCATCTTTTTCTTCCATCTTATCAGTTTAATTAATCGTTTTGAGTTTTTTATATTCATCATAAACAATTTCACATATATAAGATATTAAATGATTCGATTATAAACATATTGTCCGACGGAATCAGCTCTGTCATTAGCAATAGTTCCTTTAATTCCTTTAGCCCATTCCAAGATTGCTTCGCTGTCAAAATCTTCACTTTGGAGACTCTGCAAGTTTTGCACCACATCTTTTAAAATATTAGTAGTCTCTGTTTGATCACCATTTTCTTTCTTACCAGCATTAAAGTCTTTAGCGAATTGAACATTTTTCCCAGTGGGTAACAAAATTGTTGTTTTAACCTTGTTTCGATATGAATATGCAACTGCTAAAGCATTGAGATACATTTTCAAGTGCATACCTTCTACTAGTTTCGCTCTCATACATCTACCAACATTGAAAAAGCAACCTATCATGTTAATCCAGTTATGTAAGTTTGGATTTACAGTCGCAGAGAATGGTGATTTATTCATGATTCCAAGCTCTTTAACATATGGGGAGTATTCTCCAATGAAATCGCCCAATAAATCTGCCACTCCTACTATCTCTTTTGAAAGGAGAGTTTCAAGAGATAATTCAAATAGATTCTCAGGTTCTTCACCCATAATTTTACACATCTTCCACATTTCATCAATTACGATACAATCTTTATTTCTTGATGTTTGAGTACCCATTCGAAGCACACTATATTTGTTAGTAGGATCTATAGATAAAGCTAAATCAATCATAGCACAAATCTTCTTGAATTCTTTATTATTTATCCATGTTGTATTAAAGTAGTTTTCGGGAATATCCTCTCCAATAAGTGAAGCTTGCTTAAAAGCACGTGACATGTTATCTTTGATTTTACTTCTGTAAGCTTCTGTGACATTGCTAGGCATAGATGATATACGATAATTTGATAAGATTATAGCAAGTGTCTCCAATTCCGGATAAGCATCATTTCCAATCTCTTCTGAACCTAAATTGAATTGCTCAGGTGTTTCTCTGAATAGTTCACCAATATTATGATCTCCAGTGCGCAAATAAAGATCTCCCTTAAGTCTGACCTCTGTAGTTAAACTAAAGATCAAATGTTTCTTTGCTAAATAATATAACAGAGAATTTATCATTTTAGGATCTAAAAGATCAGGTGTAGCCTCCATCTTCTTAAATACTTTTAAGAAATCTTTGATCTTTGCTTCCGGTGCCAGATGAACAATCAACTCAGGTTTTTCATTTGTTTTAAGCCATTCTGTAGGATCATCAACTTTCACTACATCCGTAGAGAAGATAGAATTAATAGTTCTCTGAGGTCCATTAGGATCCAAGTAAATCAAAGAGAATTTCTTGCTCATGTTTAGTTTGTTTCTTTGCTTGTTTGTATTTTGTAAACGTTTGTATTATTTTTGGTTTTTTGTTTGTTGAACTTATACGAGGTATACTCGAGAGTGCCTATTGACATTTTTGTTTTTTATATTTTCTTTGTTATATATTTAATTTAATTATTCTATGTTATTGCTAATTTGCTTAAAATCTATATCTATCTTATTTTCTATAATTGCATGTGTTTTTCCCGTGATTGTGGGGT